ATCGTGCTACCACTGCCGCAGTAGATGCACTGTCGGCAATTAGCAAGCCTTGCGAAACATCCGAAGAAATTGCACAGGTTGGCAGTATTTCTGCTAACGGTGATTTTGTTATTGGCAAAATGATTGCTGACGCAATGGACAAAGTTGGCAAAGAAGGCGTGATCACTGTCGAAGACGGTAAGAGTTTGCAAGATGAGCTCGATGTGGTCGAGGGTATGCAGTTTGATCGCGGATATCTGTCTCCTTACTTTATCAACAATCAAGAAAAACAAACAGTAGAATTGGATCAACCATTTGTACTACTGTTTGACAAGAAAATTACCAACATTCGTGATCTTATTCCCGTACTCGAAGGCGTGTCAAAATCTGGTAAGCCATTATTGATTGTGGCAGAAGATGTTGAAGGTGAAGCACTGGCAACATTGGTAGTTAACAATATGCGTGGTACTGTTAAAACCTGTGCTATTAAGGCTCCCGGATTCGGTGACCGTCGTAAAGCAATGCTTGAAGACCTAGCAGTACTTACAGGTGGACAAGTGGTTGCAGAAGAGCTAGGTCTTACACTAGACAAAACCACAATTGAGCATCTTGGTATGGCAGGACGAGTAGAAGTTTCTAAAGACAACACTATCATCATTGATGGTGCAGGCGATGCAGAAAAAATTCAAGCTCGTGTTCGATCTATCCGTGTACAGATCGAAGAGGCAACCAATGATTACGACAAAGAAAAGCTTCAAGAACGTGTTGCTAAACTGGCCGGCGGTGTTGCTGTAATCCGTGTTGGTGCTGCAACAGAAGTCGAAATGAAAGAAAAGAAAGATCGCATCGATGACGCATTACACGCAACCAAGGCCGCAGTACAGGATGGCATTATTCCTGGCGGCGGTGTAGCATTAGTTCGTGCTCGACAGGCTATTCAAAACTTGAAAGGCCTAAACAGCGACCAGGATGCTGGTATTGCTATTGTTCTTCGTGCAATGGAAGAACCACTACGTTGTATCGTAAGTAACGCAGGTGAATCGGCAGATGTAGTATTAAATGCTGTGGCCAACGGCACAGGCAATTACGGTTACAATGCTGCAACTGAGCAATATTGCGATATGGTACAAGCAGGTGTAATTGACCCAACTAAGGTTGCTAAAACTGCCTTGATTAATGCCGCTTCGGTTGCTGGGTTATTGCTAACCACAGATTGCGCCATTTTTAATCTCCCAAAAGATGAAGGCAATCCGCAACCGCATATGCCAAATGTGATGTAATAATACCTTAGTGTATTATGGGCCACAGAAATGTGGCCTTTTTGTTGACTATTAATTCGTTTAATTGTACACTTGTTATATTATATTTTTAGTAGACTAATATGAAAAATACAAAACTGATGTTTGCTTACGGTATGAATACCAACCTAGATGAAATGGGTTACCGTTGTCCAGCCGCTCTTAGTTTGGGTGTCGCTACACTTGTAGATCACGAATTTCGATTTGCGACTCACGCAGATGTAGTGGAATATCCGGGGTACAATACGCAAGGAGTACTGTGGGAAATCACCGATGATTGCTTGAAATCCTTGGACGTACTTGAAGGATTTCCAACATATTACGAGCGTAAACTTGCAACAGTAATACACCGTGGACGCACTATAGAAGCCTTGGTATATTATATGGTGGGAGATCGCCCCGATGCCCTGCCTTCTAAGGGTTATTTAGATATGCTTAACCAGGGTTATAAAGAACACGGTGTAAGTACTGATCAAATTAAACTTAGCTTAGACTACATAGCAGTACTAAACAAATCTTTTAGTTGACCCATAATTCATTTAATTGTATACTAGCTATACAGTAAACAAAACGGGGTACAAAATGAACTTAGAAATTGGCTCTCGAGTACGTTGGGAATCCGCAGCCGGCGTAAAGCGTGGCACTATCAAAAACATCTTTCTTGCTCCAGCCTCTAATGGAGTTATCACTCCCTGGATTGACATAGAATTAGAACACGGTCGTGTGGCTAACCACCATCTAAGAAACTATATTGTGACTCTCTGTGCCAGTGCCCCGAATCTAATGATGATGCAAGTTGCACTTGTGGCATAAAAACAACACTTTTTCTGGTACTTGACCCATAATTCATTTAATTGTATACTAGTAATACAGTAAACAAACGGAGTAAAATATGTGGCAAGCCAATAGTTTGGATCATAGCGATACCCGTTGGGGTGTTTCACGTACTGTTGTTAATGCACAAGGGCGTTTCCAGCTAGAAAAGTTTCCTAAGACTTTTCGCAGTTACGAATCTGCTGTGGCACAGGTCAACAAATTAAACAAAATTGTGGCATAAAAACAACACTTTTTCTGGTACTTGACCCATAATTCATTTAATTGTATACTAGTAATACAGTAAACAAACGGAGTAAAATATGTCTAAATTAATTAGTTTTGCAGGTTACAGCCGTGTAGCAGGTGAGCTCAAATTCCGTACTGCCACTGACGAAAAGCGTATTGAGCAGTTGGCAAAATTGGGCGACACCGATATCAACATTATCAAGTTGGCTACTCCAGTTGCTACAAAAAACGAAGCTGTCAAAGCTGTTATCCAATTGTACGGCAATGCTGAAGCAGAAGTTACAGCATTTTTGACAGCACTGGTTAAAGATGAGAATCCTTTTGCTAAAAAAGCAGGTACTGTAAGTGTTAAGAAATCAGCTAAAGTTGCTAAAAAATCTTTAGTAAAGCAAGCACCTGTGGCTACTGTTGAACGTGAATTTGAGAGTGAAGAAGCTGCTCGTGCAGATCTTAAAGCTAACCAGTTTGCGTGGATTACCAAGGCACTAGCATTAAGCTAGTTGACCGTTAATTCCATTAATTGTATAATATTATTGTTGCGTAATTAATTAGGAGCTAAACTATGTCAAACGCATTCATTCGCATTAAGTCAGGTGCTTACCGCACTACTGATGTTTCCGGTCAAGTGTTCCAATTGGTAGAACAGTACAAAGATACAGCCAAAGGTGGATACGTGACAGTTAAAAATGGCGGAGCCTTCCCTGGCTTCCCGAACGAAATCCGTATTAAGGTTGATGGTATGTCAGCATACGACTTTGCTAGCGAAGAAGAATATCTTGCTGCCGGCAATACCTCGGTTGCAGAGCAAGACACAGCAGACTCGTCTGTTGAAACTGATGCAGAAGTAGTCGAACGAATCCGCACTCGATTTGAGATTCTAGACGAGATGACCACAGCCGCCACCAATGGCGAGATCCGTGCAATGATTGTATCGGGCCCTCCGGGTGTAGGCAAGAGCTATGGTGTTGAACGCATTGTTGAAAAGGCCTGTTTGTTTGATCAAATCTCGGGCAAGCGTTTACGTGCCGAAGTTGTGAAAGGTGCTACCACTGCACTAGGCCTGTATGTTACTTTGTACAAGTACAGCGACCCAAATTGTGTTTTGGTATTCGACGACTGCGACAGCGTGTTACTAGACGACACGTCACTTAACCTGCTGAAAGGTGCACTTGACTCGGGTAAGAAGCGTAAGATTTCTTGGTTGAGTGACAGCCATATGCTACGTCGTGAAGGTGTGCCGGACACCTTCGAGTTCAAAGGTTCCGTAATCTTTATTACCAACCTTAAGTTTGATCAAATGAAATCGCAGAAGCTTCGCGATCACCTGGATGCACTACAGTCACGTTGCCACTATTTGGACCTGACGCTTGACACTATGCGTGACAAGATCTTGCGTATCAAGCAGATTGCCGATGATGGTCAATTGTTTTCTGAATACGATTTTGACAAGTGTGTTCAAGACGAGATCATTGACTTTATGACAGAGAACAAAAACAAGTTCCGTGAGATGAGTTTGCGTATGGCAATTAAGGTTGCAGACCTGCGCAAGAGCTTTCCACTCAAGTGGAAGGCAATGACAGAAGTTACTTGTATGAAGACTGCTAAGTGATTTTAACCGGGTTGGCACAAGTGTGCCAATCCAACTTTAAGGGGTGTAAAATGACTTACAAATACCGAGTAGAACTAAACACCGAAATGGAATGTTACGTACTAAAAGTATTGGACGACGAGATCCCATTGATGGCCACAGACTTCGACGACGCAATTGAAGAAGCACAAGAGATTGTACAGGAGTGGGCATAGGTCGTTGGCATAGTTACCCTGCCGTGTGAGGCACGGGGCTCGGCAATTGTCGATAAGTCCCCACCTTTTACTGCGTTATATTTTAGCTCCTATATCGCAGATTTTTAGCCCTGGGCAAATTGCTTGGGGCATTTTTTTGATCTTACATAACTAATAGTGTATACTATGCATATGAATAAATTTGAATTCGTAGAAGACTATATTGAGATCATTGGCGGGTTCAGAAATGTCAATGGACAATTAGAATCCACCTGGATATTTGGTAGCACACCGTTGCTGAGTTTAGCCCGGTATGATACAAGTGTGCTAGAAAATTTATCAGCCCAGGGAATTAATAAAATTGCTTACACAGACAGGCAAGCTAAATTGGCTGTGGATCTTGTGTTAAAGTATGAACGGCAGCTGATCAAGCAAGGTGTAGACATAAGTCCTGTTAAAGAAAACCCCGAATTCAGATTACCCTTGCGCACCTTGGACAGAACTCAACGGGTGTGGATTGATGGGGATATAATTAAAATACACTTCCCGTATCAAGATAGCTTCATACAGGCAATAAGAACGGAATCTAAGGACAGTAAAGGATTTATTCGATTTGATCGGCAGCAAAAAGTCTGGGAGGCAGCACTAACCGAGCACAATGTAAACTGGGTATACGCATTTGCACAAACCAATAATTTTGTAATTGATTCTAGCCTACAAACTGTTATGGATAACCTACTAGCAGTTGAACAACAACAATTCCAAATTGAGCTACAGGCAACACCGGAAATGTTACATATTACTAACGCCACTGATTCGTTAATTGAATATGTAACAGAAGTTGCTGGCGGATTTGAATTAGATAACTTACTAACGCTAGTAGATGCAGCCCCAATTCTGGGCTATAAAATAGAAAAAATAATAGAAGAATCAGTAATCGAAGCATATGGTTCGAGGTTCTACAGTCTTTGTGCCAACCGAGAACTCAAAATAGATATGGGAAGTGTGCGCGGAGATCAGATATCGGCAATTGTGCAGTACGCATATACCACTAATAGGTTTCCCATCTATGTATACGAACCTGATCTGACTAATCAGTTGTCCGGTATGTTTACCCGATTGTTCGATGATAACGAAGTACATAATTTAGACTCTGAAGGTGAAGTTCCTCTGGATGTTAAATTAGTCTATACTGGACGCATACCCAAAGTACCAATTACTAAGATTCCGTTATTGATTAGTAGTGCCGGAATGATATTTGGCGGGGACCGTCAGCTTTGGTTACAGACCGCAGAAAAAGTTGTTTATTTTAGCAATGATGTATATAATAAGACAACAGTTAAAAAAGGAAATTCTGTTTGCAAGCTAAGTTAATAATCCGCGACGAAGTTAATGTCAAAATTGAAGGCCTGGAATTGGTCACTAGAAAAAAACTAGTAGACAAATTCAAGTACGAAATTCCAGGTGCTAGGTATCAACCCTCTGTCAGATTAGGTAGATGGGACGGCAAGGTTGCGTTCTTTCAACTTGGAGGCAGCACCTATATCAATTTATTACCCGATGTTATACCTTTTTTGGATAAAGAAGGCTACGATATCGATATCGACGACCGTAGAGAATACTGCACACAATTTGATTTTACACAAATTGCAGAGGACTCGTTTGCACATACAACGTGGCCCAAGGGGCACCCTGCAGAAGGTCAGCCTATTATGCTACGTGATTACCAAGTAGAAATTATCAATAACTTTCTAGCCAATCCGCAAAGCATACAAGAAATTGCCACAGGTGCAGGTAAAACTATTATGACTGCTGCCCTAAGCAAAAGTGTTGAATCATATGGGCGTAGTGTTATCATTGTTCCTAACAAAAGCTTGGTAACACAAACGGAAGCTGACTACAAAAATATGGGGATGGATGTAGGTGTGTATTTTGGTGATCGCAAAGAAGTGGGACGCAAACACACTATATGCACTTGGCAAAGTTTAAACATACTGCTAAAAAATAGCCAAGGTCGCAACAGCGAAGACGAGCCAGCATCACGCAGATTACTAAAAAACCCAACTGACTATATCATTGACGATATGGTACAGGATGTTGTTTGTGTCATGGTTGACGAAGTGCATATGGCCAAAGCAGATGCACTAAAGAGCTTGCTCACTGGAATATTTGCCCACGTGCCAATTCGTTGGGGATTAACAGGAACTATTCCCAAAGAAGATTATGAGCGGGTAAGCATATTTTGTAGCTTAGGTGGTGTCGTTGGCCAACTCAGTGCCAGCGAACTTCAAGAAGCAGGCCACTTGGCAAATTGTCACGTAAATATTGTACAGCTTCAAGACCATGCAGAATATAAAGATTACCAAAGTGAACTTAAATATCTAGTAACTGACACTGAACGTGTTGCTTTTATTGCACGATTAATTGAAAAAATTAAAGAAGGTGGCAATACATTGATCTTGGTAGACCGAATCGAAACAGGTAAGTTATTACAAGTGGAACTTAGTAGTTTGTTCAGTTTGCTGAGTGATCGACCTGAAGTTGTGTTTGTGTCTGGTGCCACTAAGGCAGCTGATAGAAAAGAAGAATACGATGAAATTGCTACGTCAACTAACAAAATTATTATTGCCACATACGGTGTCGCTGCTGTCGGTATTAATATTCCTCGCATATTTAACTTGGTTCTTCTCGAGCCTGGGAAAAGCTTTGTAAGAGTAATACAAAGTATTGGCAGGGGTATTCGTAAAGCCGAAGATAAAGATCACGTACAGATCTGGGACATTACCAGCACCTGCAAATTTGCCAAACGACATTTAACAAAAAGAAAAGCTTTTTATAAAGAAGCTAACTATCCATTTACTGTGGAGAAAACAAATTGGAAATGAAACACCTAATGGTATGTGGCTGTAGTTTTGCAGCCGTTAGTCAAGATTTACCGGGCACTAGTTACAGTGAAGTATTGGCAGATCGACTGGACTGGAAATTAACTAATTTAGCACGTCAAGGATGCAGTAATGGGGGTATTCGTGTACAAATAGACGAGGTACTACGCCAACGGCCCGACTTTGCTATCATTGCACCGACCTTTCACGACCGTATGGAAATACCAGCAAGTGCTGCACCATATGTTCCGCCTGCAAACGAAAATAAAGGTTGGAATAGTGATTTACAAAAACATCTACGACACAGTCATTTAAACGGCTATGATAAAGACGCCGGCATAGACAACGTCAACTACGGTAGTAATCCATATCGTATGATTTGCGAAACTATTTTTAGTTTGGTAGAGAACTACGATCATCCTTACAGAGCCACAAAGATAGATAAAAATACACAGGCTGCAATGAAGCAGTATGTAAACTTTTTGTATGATAGTAATTGGAAACGTCAGCAGGATGAATGGATCATACGTGATGGCATTATGCAATTGTACTATGCAAAGATTCCTTTTTTATTAGTTGCTACTAATTTATGGATTAGCCAAACTGTAAGAGATGCTATCCCACCTGTTGTTGATGATATTTATATGACACTGGACTACGAACATACTCCGGCGTATGCAGTTAATCGTTGGCCATTTAGCGGCAAGGATCCGGGATATCACGGCGACCCAGAAAGCCAACGTTACCTAGCTGATACATACTATAATCTTATTACAAAAGGTTGGGATCTATAGTGAAAGCTATAGCAATAGTTGCACATCCTGATGATTGTGTAATTTTTGCTTGGCCGTTTATTGAGGCGCATCCAGAATTTGAATGGCAAATATTTTATTTGACTTATACTTGCCAAGATCCTCGTGGGAAAGAAGTTCGAACTTATTGGGACAAAAGAAAAGTACATACACATTTCTTAGGATTTGAAGACGATTATCAAGACCAGCAAACAGGATCGCTGACAAAATGGAACGGGGTACACGCAGCACTGCAAATATTTTCAGTAATTAACAGGCACTCCCCCGATCTTATACTGACACATAATTCAGACGGAGATTATGGACACATACATCATATACTAGTAAGTGGCGCCGTAACAAGTTTTGCAGTCAAGATACCAAAGGTTTACTTTGCTAGTACTTTCAATTATAATACAAAATACGAAGTAAAAGTACCCGTCTGTCTTAATGAACTTCCTTTGCACAAATCGGTGATAGAGGGATTCCAAGATAGAAACACAGGCCTGTACATAGTCACTGAGTCTGCACAACAACTATTAACACAATGAGAATATTAACACTAGATAACACAGCCTATTCAATGGATCAAATTCCAGATGAAATAGACGAAGTAATATTTTGCGTATTAGATAATAGCGACCCTAAAGAACCTGATTATTTTTATATTCCGTTAATTTTCTTAGAGTCCTTTAACAGTCCTGCACTGGTACTGAGAATTGGCCCGCATACTGTGCGTATGCCTGTAGACTGGCAATTATTAATCGGTGAACCCGACTTTGGGGATCTAGAAGTTGTGCCTCTTACCAGTATCAATGACAGGGGGTTTAATGTGTTTACGTTTAACCCGCTTACTAGTTTCCGTCCTGAGTTTTTCCCGGTAGAAATTGTTGACATTTACCAAGATGTTAAATGGTATTTTCCTAAACTTAAACCGGGACAATTGTTGGCTATACCCCTGACAGAAGATCCAGAGCCGCCTTGTGCGTATTTTATTAAAGATATCAGTAGACAAAGCGAGGTTATAGATTATAGTAAGGTGTGGTAATGATCAAAAGCATAACTGAAGTCACAATATACGAAAGCCCCGATGGCGGAAAAACTGTTTACAGCAGAAAAAATGGTAGTACTATGCGACAATTACACAGCATAAGTTCAGACTTAGAAACCGAAATGGCACGTGTAGAGCGAGAAGCTCAGTGGATGGCTATACTTAAATTAAGTGAGCGTAGTCCTGCTTTACAAGAAGCTGTTGATCGTGCTATAATACTATACGAGTTGCAGAAAAGCGAAGGAGATGAACCCCCGATGTGGCATCCAGTATGAAGGAGTATCCCGAAGATGGACGCGGCGACCCATTGGATCATAGGGATATTCGTTCGAATTCGATATCTGCACAACATTGGTATAATATTAAACTGGCCGCCGAAACAAATCCTATACTGCAAGAAGCGTTAGATCGTGTAGTTGTACTTTATGAATTGGGAAAGAAATAATGAGCAACGATATCGAAAAAGTAGTACATAGCCGTAGGATACAACAAAAGAATAGACATATTGCTCGTCAGGTTCGTATTAGGCAAGCACATAAATTCGACATTCCCACTAAAGACGGGCTTATAGAGAAACCACATCGATATCATAAACTAAGTGGCGTAACGTGTGGTAATAGTAATTGTTTTATGTGCGGTAATCCTCGTAAGTTTTTCAATGAATCAACTATGCAGGAAAAACGACAAATGCAAGATGTAGAACAAATTCGTAATCGACACAGCAACGGAAAAATTACAGAAGATGAGTAATGATAAATTAGACATTAAAAATGAAATGACTATGTTTGACACCAAGCGTAGAGATTTCTATGACAGTTTAACCGATGAAGAAAAGAAAAAGTTTAGTCCGTATCTTATGATCCGCTGGGGCAGTAGTGTGGGTGGTAGCTCGGATTTACAAGCATATTATGTTATGAGTTGTAACGAACGACTAAACAAACATTTCTTTGATATTAATACCACACAACACAAAAAGCTACAGTGGTTGATGTCTACAACTGTTAGTCCGGGTATGGGAAAACAGTATCATCAGTGGATTGGATTAAAAAAGAAAGGATCTAAAGATAACAAATCGGCAAAATTTGTACGAGAACTTTATCCACATCTTAGAGAAGATGAAATCGAATTAATGTTGAAGCTAAATGACAAACAAGATCTTAAACGAATGGCAAGAGAACTCGGGTGGGATGATCAACGTATCAAATCCGGTTTATAAATGTCGGTATTGCAGTAAAGACTTTCGCAAAGAATCTACACTAACTGCACATTTATGCGAACCTAAGCGACGAGCACAGCAAGAAAAAGAAACGTGGGTGCAATTAGGTCTTAAAGCATATCTACGATTCTATGAAATTACACAAGGTAGTGCTCGATTAAAAAGCTACGAGGACTTTTCGATCAGTCCTTATTATAAAGCATTTGTTAAATTTGGTAGTTATTGTCAACAGATTCGTTGCATTAATTTTAGTAACTACTTGGACTGGCTTCTTAAAAATAATAAAAAAATAGACAACTGGTGCAGCGATAAGTTATACTCAGAATGGTTACCGGTGTACTTGCAGAAAGAAGCAGTACAAGATGCACTGGAGCGTAGTCTCAAAGAAATGCAAAACTATGCAGACGACAATCCTGAGCTTAAAAATGGATTCAATGATTATTTTCGATATGGTAACAGTAATCGCATATGCTATCATATCAGCACAGGGCGTATTAGTCCGTGGATAGTCTACAACTGTGACAGCGGTATTGCATTTTTAGATAGCTTGTCCGAAGAGCAAGTTGGTATTGTGTTACCTTGGATTAATCCAGATCATTGGCAGCGTAAATTTAAAGACTATGTAGCAGATGCTGAATGGGTTAAAGACATTTTAAAAAGTGCCGGGTTATGAAATTTAAAAGTGATATTGACATTGACTTTGGTGACCGTACTCGGGCACTAGATCTGCTTGATACTATTCCGGCTAGCATATTACGTGATGGAAAACTAGTTAAACATAACACAGGGGTGTATACAACTAATATCCCCGTAGATCCGTTTACCGGGCAAGCCAGTATAGATTATCACGATGCTGAGGATCGTGGGTATACTAAGCTAGATTTTTTAAATGTTTCTTTGTACACACAGATTGCCAACGAAGATCAATTGAACCAATTGATCTCCCAAGAACCTGAATGGGATAGATTGTATGATCCAGAGTTCTGTGCGCAGTTAATTCACATCGGTAATCATTACGATACCCTGATTAAAATGCCCGAAGCAGTTAACAGTATTCCCAGAATGTCTATGTTTTTAAGCGTAATCCGCCCAGCTAAACGACATTTGATTGGTAAACTCTGGACTGAGGTGGCCAATACTGTTTGGGACAAAGAAGATGAAGGGTATGCTTTTAAAAAGAGTCACGCAGTGGCATACGCACATCTTGTAGTGGTTAATATGAATTTACTAAGTGGAAAATGACTATTTTATTAAATTACTCGTCGAACGAGAGTAATTGATTTACGTTTACTGCGCTTGGTGGCCATTTCTTTAAGACTCACGTAAGGCCCCATTACAATTTGTACATCTTTGCTGTTCATAGTGCGCAAACATACTCTAAACACAGCCCAATCCATCTTAAGAAACACATTGATTGGGATAAGTCTATTGCTTTCCCACCACCAAGTTTCTCCAAGATTTAAGAACACTTTCTTAAGTTCATCGTCTTTTAACAGACCAAAATCGTAAATTGTAGTAATAATCTCATCTGAATTTTGAATGATGCCGATGTAATCGTTGCCACCGTAGGTAACGTGGCTTAGGTACGGGTATTGTGCTAGTAGTTGCTGGTAATGTTCTTCCACGGTATCCGATAAATATGTTATAAAGATGAGCAAAAATGATCACTGTTAAAACATATTTATATCCAAATCTTGCCGAGGTGCAGGTT